GTGTTTTGCCTCCTCATCTCCCATCTGCGCCTCGAGGGTGTCAACGACATCCTTGGTGGGGAACACCAAATCAACATCGGAAAACCACGCAAACACGGTAAAAGGAACGGTGTCTGGGGTCACACCGGAGTGCAGTTCCACAATAGGGGCAATGATCACTTTCCCAAAGCGCCCTTCCCCATCCGTCAACCGAAAGTGAGACATTGGGCACATGAACGGCACTGTCATTTCCGCAGGTTGCCCAGTCGCAAGGTCAATCTCAACGCCTGGATATCCTGTCAAGTTCTGGGCGTAGCCCGTATGTCCTCGATTACTCTGCGTGTCGTAAGGGCTGTAGCACATCCAATACCTACCCTGTTGAAAGGGTGTGGCGTTGTACACTAGCCTGACATTGAGTTTGGCTCTCAAAAACGTGAAGTAGTTGAGTTTGTCCACAAGGTTGGGGGCCGTGGCGTACATGGCTTCTGGAAACTCGAGCTCGGTGGGAGCAACGCTTGTGTCTCGAAAAACCCCCTCGTGAACCTGCACTGGTCTCCCAAGAATAGATGTCAAAGAGTGAGCCAGGGATTCAGAGGGCAGTCCCACCAAACTTGAAGGGTCTTTGGCCATAATCCTTGCCGTCGAGTCAGGCAATTCTTCACGGAAAGTCGTAATCTGTTGTTGTTCAATCATATCTTTTTGCATAGCAACTCGTGGGTTTATGTAAACCTGGTCAGTCGAGTTATACTGAGCCTCAAAAACGGAGGGCGGAATAGCCTGGATTTTAAGTGGCACACATCCCGCAATAGGATTTCTCCTCCACTCTTCCGACTGAGATCGGGCTTTGCTGTCTTGTGCCTTCCTCCATTCGCTCAAGACCCCTGCTCTGTCGTGCTGTCCAAAATTTCGGGCTTCGTGTATCATCCACGGGGACAGAGGCGTGACTGGTGATTGCCAATATTGCCCGAAGGTAAGTAGTGTGATCCAAAGCTGAGTCCAGAAGAACACGTACTTCCAAATTTTGCAGTTCTGCCACAAGGACATTCTCACATAATCACCCATCATTCCGGTGGCTCCGGTTTCCAGGAAGTGAGATCCAATGAGAACTGTGTCGATTCCAATCTGTGCTTCCAGCATCTCAGGTTCTTCCAGCATTTCAGTTTTTGCTGTTACCAAACCCGCTTGATGCAGAAGACTTTCGTTCACTTCCCAAAAAGTCATCATCGGATTGGCCATTTCAGCTTTCCGGCAAGCTTCGTCCACCATCTGTTTGCGCTGCTCGTACACTGTCTTCCCATGTAGGGCCCACTCCATTTGCGCGCTCTCGATGTTGTCAGTCGTGGCTTGTTCATCAGAAGGCGATTTTCGAATCCATTTGGGGATTTCATCGATGGTGTCCAAATCCAACGGAGCTTTCCACCTAAATCCATCTTTCACAAAGCTACGCTTCAAGAAAGTAACGTCGTCAAGTGTACGTCGCATCGCAATGTTGCCTGTCTTTGCTTCGTCCGTGTAGGTCATTCCAATTCGCGCAAACCCTTCAGTGATAGTCAGTTGGTTGAAAAATTCAAGGGCAGCCTCACTGATGTTAATAAGATTGTCATCTCCGTAAGCCACCATGCTCACATGCTCATTGAAAGATTTCATGTTTCGCCACTTCTTCGGTACCACCAGCAGCCACACCAGTCGCACAGCTATAGAATTGTAGATTGTATTCACCATAGCCGTAGCTGGGCATCCAGAAGGTTGAGAGTGTGTCCAGTGATATAGTGTGCCCCTGCAGGAGTGAATTGAATAAACGATTTCCCGCCATAATGTCCTCCTTTCTATGGTGTTGTCTTTTCCATACCAGTTGTCAATCACGTCAAAAACTCCCCAGAGAATCTGCGGATTCAGGCTTCCATCAAAATTCGAGAAATCACCCGCAACCACGACCTTTCCTTTCCGTTGAACTTTTCGAGCAATCAAGTCCCAATCCGGTGAGTAAACATTCGTTCCAACAGCACTCTCATTCTCAATCCGAAAATGCGCGCAAGCAGCCAGGAATGTTAGAAAGAATTGCCGGAACAACACCGTAAAGTTCGCGGGGCCTGCAGCGAAAACTCTCGTCTTCACTTTGTTGACTTTTGGTATGGGCCTCCGTTCGTCTTTGAGCGTGTCAATAAAGACACATGGAATTCTTTCTCCACGTTCCAGCATCTTTCGTTGTTCCTTCACCTCTTTCTCGAATTCCTCATCCAATGAGTAGTCATCGTGAATGAGAGCTCTTTTGCTCATGTCCTTACGATGGTATTTGTAGGGGTGACCACTGCTTGTTGATCT